TTTACGTTTCTGTCTGTTAATACTTCGGCCACGCTCGGTTCATCGTAACTATGAAGATTGAACATTTTTGACGCATTGCCTTGTTTGTCATTATCCACAAGTAAAACGCGCTTATTGTGGATAACTGCTAAAATATGGGCCATGTTTGCGGCTGAAATTGTCTTTGCAACTCCGCCTTTAAGGTTGATGATAGATATTGTTTTCACGGTTAATTCCTCGCTTTCGTTTTTTATATTTCACCCGCTCCGGGTGTTATTGCTCAATAAGAACTTAATTTGCGCATTACTGATTTATTTTTTAGGTAAGAACCCAAGCAAAACCGCAATTCCTTCCGCTTCTTTCGGTATGATAATTTCCTCATATTGTCCTGAACCATCAAATTCATATCGAAATTCTACCTTTCCGGTTTTTATGTAATGAATACATGCAATGTCTGTAATTGTGCGAACCGCTCCGGTTATTCTGTCCTGTACCTTGTCGCCTATCTCAAAAGGGCATTTTGCGTTAAAGGCCGCAACTTTCATTTTTCTTTTCCTCCGCTTCCTCTTTTTCTTCTAAATTGTTCTTTTGTTCAACTCCTGCATGTCCGCAATAAATGCACTTGTCATTTGTCCTGTTTGTGGTCGCTGTGTATTGATTTCCTTTACAAACCGAACATTTATAACGAATCATTGCTTTTTCTCCTTTCCTCTAAAAATTACAACCATTGACGGGAACGGTGCTGGTGCGAATTCGTTTCCGTCGTCGTCAGTAAATTTAAGCCGTCCCCGGATAAACCGAATTTCCGCTTTTCCGTATATGTAATCATGGAAATACGAAGTATCTGTTCGGGCCGGAATTAGCATAACAACCGTTGTCCCCTCCTGCGCTTCTTCAAATGCTTTCTTAACCCATTTCCCGATCTCTCTTCCATAAGGCGGGTTGCAGAATACAGAGCCCCCCCTCGGTCGCTTCCATGAACTTTTTAATCCATCTGTTTCGGGTGTGAAATACTCTTTGCATTTCGTCGTCTTGTCCGTTGCTGCTGCGTCAAGTGTAAAATTGAATTCTTCGTTCAGTTTTTCAAAGAACGCTTGCGGCGTACACCAATCAAGTTTTTTACTACTCAATAACGCTTCGTTCATTTTCAGCACCCTTCCTTTCCCGTGCCCGCGCTTTTATTCTGTCAACTTCCATCTTCTTTTGCCTTAAAGCGTTAATTTCAGCAAGTCGCTTATTTAATGCCCCAATCGTAAATACTGCTGGTTCCTCCCGTCCGGGCAATGATGTTTTAGCGTTTATGCTTTTTCTTCTTCCTCTTCCTGTGTGGTTTTGCTTGCGCTTTTTCTTTTTCTTTGCCATCCTTCCTTACCTCCTTAACCTCTTCTTGTATTACCTCCAGTTCTTCAACGTCTGAATGTTCAAAGCCGAATACACAACCGGGATCATATTTTTTTGCTTTCCAGTCTGCAATAAATTCTTCAAGCTTCCCTTTGTATTGTGGGAACGGGTGCGTCTGCTCGGCGTAATACATTCCCATCATCATGCGTTCATCGTCTTTGTCGTCCCAGCCGTAAAGATGGTATGAACTGTAATTGTCATATTCCCATAAGGAAAGGTAAACGATAAGGCCGTCAAACTGTTCATTTGCTTTCTGTATGTTCTCAAAGTCTCTGTATGTTAGTCCTTGCCCTTTGGTCTGTTCTCTGATTTCTGCAATGGATTTCCCGCCTGTTTTTAAACGGGCCTTTACAATCTTCGGTTTGTATCCGCTCATTTGCTTACCTCCGTTTCTTTTTCACGTTTTGGAGCCTTGAATGCTTTTATAATCTCTGCGATTGCATTTCCTGTTGTCGCTATGATGATTACAAACCCGGCCCATATCCAAAAGCTTGAAAATACGAATCTTACGAACTCCAATTTTTACACCTTCTTTCCTTCAAGCCTTGCGGCAATGTTCAAAATTCCTTGCAGGGCGATTTTAATATTTCCGTCTGTCGGTGCCGTAATTTTGAGAATGGCGGCAATGTCCCGCAACTCTTCCGCTGCTGTAGTGTTTGTTTCATCAACCCCGGCTTTCCTCATGCACTCCGGGCAAACCTGTATTCCCTCCGGTATCGGTTCGCCGCATAATACGCAAGTGTCTACGTCCACCATGCTATTACCTCCAATGATTCTTCTGGTTATTGGATATTCTTTCTTTGAATTTCTTTCATTTCTCCTGTTTATGCTGTTAAGGTAGATCATTTTATCCCGAACTAATTTGTCAACAACCCTTCCGGGGCTTTTCATGTTTCCTAATGCAGCCAGCTTTTCAAGATTGAATGCTGTTTGCGGCGTTACCCTGATCGTTAATTTTCGCTTGTGCTTTTTCCCCATCATAAACCCGCCTTTCTTTGTGTATATAATCAAGGAACAGGACGGCTCCGGTAAATCTTACCCGGTATTCCTCAATGTCTGCCGCTGTAACATACTGCCTTCCGTATATGCTTTTCATATCACGCCATACGGCCCACGGTACGAAAAAGAACCGATCTTGAATTCCTACGCATACCCCGGCAACCGCTCCTGCCTGTTCGTGTTCCTCCAGCTTTTTCATTTGCGTATCTGTCAAAATTCCCCTCTTTATCTTTTCTGTTGATGTATACTTTGCTTCGAAACAAATTGCGCGCCCTCCAGCAAGTGTTCCGATGAAGTCCGGCTGGGCATGTGCTGTGAATCTTCCTGTAAATGTCCCGTCCGGGTGTTTCTTTGTTACTCTGAAAGGCTCCGGCGTTTTCTCTATTTCCGCCCGGCCCTGATTGTGATAGATTATGCAAGCCGCCTTTATGTACCCTTCGAAAAAATGTCCTTGTGCGTTATTGGCTGTGTTTTTATACTGCTGCCGGGCCTTTCTTTGATAATCATTCATTTTTCTTTCGCCCCCTTTATTCTTTCAGCCGTCGTAATTTCAAATATATTGACCAGCCTGTAATTTCGTTGTATACAGGTTTGCTTTCCGTTAGTACCCACCCCGGATATTTCTTCCTCCAAAATTCTGTATTGTCCGCTTCGTCCTTTACTATCTTCTCAACCTGTTTCCTTGTATACTTGTGATCGTTTGTTCGGCTCCACGGTTTTGTCAAATTCTGTGAACTGCTCCACCTTTTTTTCCCGTTCGGGTTCTTCATCAGGTATCGGGCTAATGCTTCAAGTCCGTATTCGTTCGGTTGAAGTCTGTCTGTATTTGCAAACCCGATCTTGTCACCCTTCTTTTGGCCCTTCCTTTTTGGCTTCCTCCATAACTCTTCTATCATGTCACGATCAAGCCCGTTGTTCATAATAATGTGATGATGAATTCTTACAGGCTTCCCCGTTGTTTTTCCCATGCTGTATTCAGTAACAAGAATATATTTCAATGGCGGAAGCCCTTCCTTTTTTCTTCTGTATGAAATCCGCCTGATAAAATTTGCAGCTTCCTTTTCGGCTTCCTCGATTGTATCCGGCAAATACTCTTTTGAATATGTAACCGTAACATGAAGGTCATTTTCTCCGAAATTGGAATTTATTAACTGAACAAAATACCTCTTTGCATTTTTATCATTCAGATTCTTTTGTTTCGGTGCGGATACTTTTTGCTTTTTGCTTCTTTTCCCCGGTCTTACATTTTCTGTTTCCGTTCTTGGTATAATATCAACTTCTAAATAATCCGCGCCGCAATAAATCTTTTTTTCTCTTATGAAATTTTTTCTTCTTCTCACGGCTCATTCTCCTTGTCTAAAAAAATTGGCCGTAAAAAGTAAATCTTTACCACTCCGGGTTTTATGTTTTAGGGGTAGGGTATTTTTTTATACCCTCTATCCACCACCCCCCCCTCTTATACCTTCCTGGTATAAAATTTATATTTATATTTTTCTAACCTTCGCGGCAAAGATAATACCCATTACAAGCCCGCAAAACGCCCGGAATAGCGTTGTTTGCTTGACTTTTGCCGCGTTTTTTGCTATACTATTTATAGGTTTGATAGCTTGTTTCACGGCAAAATCTCGTTTGTAACGCTCCGCGGTGCTTCTCACAAAAGCAAGCCGCGGGGCGTTTCTCTCTTTATATGTCAATGTCAATCGGCGCGTTGTCACGCGCCTTTCAGTTTTTCAGTAATCAGTTTGCAGTTTTCCTGTAAAAAGCGGAGCGGAAGCCCAGAAGGTCGTACGAATACGAACGCGGGATGCCCAAGTCCAAGTAGCCCAGCCCGGCAGAGCCGGTGATGTTGTAGTAGCCCCCGCGAGACGGCAAACGCTCATTGTCTGTGTCAACGAATATGTATGATTGTCCGTCCTTTTCATCGGTAGGGAATAACGAAAGGGCTTTTATGATCTCCGGTACTTCGATTTCGCTTTTTACGTCGCACCAGCAGCAGCCATCCCAATCCTCTTCAACCTCTCCTGTTGTTAGAATGACAATCCCGCTTTCTGTCTTGTATTTAACGGGCTTGCCTTCATGCAATATCGGTTGCCATAAATTACTTTGCTTGCTGTAATCGTGCGGGGCCGCTGCGTCATTGTTTGGGATAACTTCAATAACGCCGTTCATTAAACGTAATCCCGCTATCATTTCCCATATATTACCGTTTAGATCATGAATTCCGAACATTGTATGATCGTGCGCCCATGTTGCCGGGCCGGAACCTGTCAGGGTAAATACATCGTCATATATAATTCCCTGTTCCTCTCTGTGGTTCCAATCTCTTCCGCAATATGTATTCCCGTGTGGCAGGGTGTTTTTTCTTTTGCTGTCATGTATTGCAAGCGCATATTCTGCGGCGGTCAGCATGTGCCAGCCTTCGCCTTTTGCAAAGCAAGCCGCCATTACTTCTTCATAAGTCACATTTACCGCTGGTTTTTGTAGGGGCCAGCTATAAGCTTTACCGTTAAAAATTGTATTTGCATACTGTGAAATATAGATTTCGTCAACCTCTTCATTGTTGATGATGAAGGCAGGGTGTGTTGTGTCTGAACCTCCGGGGAATAAATCTTTGTTCTTTTCCTTCCTGAACCTTACCATAAAGCTGGGTATTCCGGCGTTATCGTACACCGCAACATTTTGAACGCTAATCATCAGCAAAACCTCCGTTTTTATTTTTTATTTCAACCGCAATATCGCGGGCGGTTGTCGAAATTATGTAATAGAATAGTGGAAGGCCAAGCAAGAAACATTCTCCGCCGTAAGCAATATATCCGCGTTGTTCAAATGCTGCTGCTTGTCCTATTTTGAATAATAAAAAACCGCACATTGTCAGCATTGCATATTTCACAACGGCCCCCAGCCGCTTCGTTTCGATCTCAAAAGATCGGTTTGCAATCTTGAATGTGCGGATTTTCTCTTTATTCATAATGTTTGACCCCCTTTATATAATTTTTAAATACTGTTTTACTCTGTTATTGCAAATTCTCCATTCTCTGTATATTTGATTGAATTTACATTTATGGCCCGGTCGTCAATGTAAATGTCTGCGTAAAGCTTCCCGCTTTTTCCGAAATCGACAAACGGGTTTTCGTTTACCGCATGAATAGGTATTCCGTGGGCTTTGCACCATTCTACCGCTGCGGTTAAGTATTGCGGCCCTCCGGGTATGTCGTCCCGGCAAGTATGTAATATAATCTTTGTTCCTTTCGCCGCATGGTGCTTAATAAATTCAATTATCCGGGGTTTCGGTTCCCCGATCTCCGGGAATGCGTGAACATTTAGCGTCCCGTCAAAATCAACCGCGATATAATCATATTGCTTCAAAGGCTTGTCCTCCTGATTATTGAAATTTTATTAATTCTTCCGTAATACGCGGGACGCGTCGGCTATTGTTACGCTATGCGTTTTCTTGTCCGCCAGTTCCGCTTGTATATAAATCCCGCTTCCGTTGATGTTCTTGCGGTAAATAATTGCCGATATGCACTTATATTCTATGTCGTTGTAAATAACGGGTTCTTCGGCCATCATAGCTTCTTTTAACTCTGCATTTGTCACTTTGCCCACCCCCTCCAGCTTTGTTACGTTAAATATATGGTTTTCCTATAAAATCAAGTATTTTACCTATCCCAAGCCCGTTTTTATCAGGCTTTAATATTCCGTTTTCGTAATGCCCCCCCCTCAATGCAATATTTATATCTTTGTGGGTGGGTTAGTTTCATTTTTTGAAACCTATTTGGTTCTTTTTCGCTCATAATTCCGAACATACAGAACATGCAACCTGTTCTTTCGCAACCTGTTGTAACTAATTCTTTTGCCGATAGTTCATCTTCGAATAAACTTATCTGTGGGTCTTTTTCTATGATTTCCCCATATACCGTTGCAAATGGCGTTCCTGTCATTTTCAAATATTTCAACACATCTTGTTCAAGCCAAAATGACATCGGCGTACTTTTGGGCCGCGGAATATCGAAAGCATTACAGCCGTTTTGTAACCATCGTTCTTGTCGTAATTGACTTTCTTCTGTCATTGTCGCTATAACTGGCTTCCGTCCGGTTTCCTGTTCGTACTGCTCTGCCGGGTGTTTTTTCATCACGTTGCAGCAATGGTGAGATATTTCGAACGGTGCTTCCATGAGAAATCTATATTTCAAGTATCGTTGGCGGAACTTTGATGGATTCCCGTTTTTATCAAGCCCATTTACCTTTAATAGTGCTGTTTTTTGTCCCCTTCGTGCTGAATAAAGCGTTTGTGCAACTTCCTTTCCTATAACGGGGTATCCGTAAGTTTCTATTACTGTTTTAAATGTCATTTTAGGTTTTAGCGTCTTTAGCTCAACATTAATTTCATACTTGTTTGCAAGATAGTTTGCATATTCCGGCACGAATTTCTTAGTTTCCGGGTATTCAAGCCCTGTGTCTATAAACACAAGCACAAGTGTATTATCTGCTTCTGGAAATAGTGATTTATTTGCCGAATATACTCTTGCTGCAAGATCGGCAAGAACTGTGCTGTCTTTTCCTCCGCTAAACGAAATATAAATTTTACCTTCCCATTTTATGAACCATTCAAGAAGGCGGGTTTGTGTTGTTTTGATTTTTTGTTGAAGCGGCCACGCTTGCATTATTGATAATTCTTCTTTTGTGTGTCTATGTTTTGCCATTTTGTCCGCTTCACCTTACCTTTCTTAATGAAAATTAATGTCTTTTGTTTCCGCTCTATCCTCTTGTATATTCCGAATATCTGATTCTAATTGCTTCAAGCATGTATTCCGCCAGCGTGCAACAAAATAAATAATAAGGGGTAAACCGCCCCGCTTCGCTTTCATCGGTTCCGTTGTATCCATTAAAAAGATTGAAGGCAAGGCGGCAAACCTTGAGCGTCGTTCCTGTCTGCCATGCTTTGTTAAGCCCTTCAAATTCAATACATCGTTCCCGGAAGTCGTAAAGCTGGTTAATATGTTTTCTTGTTTCGGGTGTAAGACCCAGCGTGTAGAATAATGCCCTATGGTATGAATCGTTCGGGGCGCGGCGCAAGCATTCTTCATAAAATGTCCTGTGTTCGTCGTCTTTGAATAGCTGTTTCATGGTATAACCTCCATCCGTTATAAAAGGCCCGCTGTTTTCAGCCGTTTGCGCAAATATTTTTGCTGAACAAGAATTGATTTTGCCCGCCGATCATTGCGCTGGTATTGTTTTTGAATTTCTTTCAAGTCGTCTGTTTTGAAATATCCCGCTCCATCCTGCGCGTTTATGATGATCTCACCTTTGCGACGGGCCTGTTCGATCAATTCGCGAACTTTCCTGTCGGATAGGCCCGTAAGGTTGCAAAGCTGTTTGCGGGTTATAGCATTGTTTTTGCCCTCCGGTATGAAGTCGGTAATATTCATTTGTTAAATCCCCCCACTTTGACTTAACCGTTCTTTATTTCATTGCCTAAATGTTTTTGCGTAGAATAATACTCAACAATAAGCTTGTCCAATGTTTCCGATTGCACTTGAATAGCTTCTTTTGAAGCCCCTCTTTCTAATAGTTGGTATAACTTCTCCCGCTCCATCTCCATTTTTTCGTTTTTATTCATCATATCCACCGCTTTTCTCTGGCTTAGTCACTTTTCTTACCGGGGACACCATACAACTAATGTTTAATGGCGGTAACTTTTTTATAGCTTCGTCTAAATCTTTTTCTGTGTATATGCCATATTTTGAAAGCGCTTTTCTAACTTTCTCTATTTTAGGCTTGTCCATTTTGACCACCCCGTTTTCTATTCTCTCTTGTCTCGCCCCCTCCCGATAAGAAATGTTATAATGTAACCGGAAGGGGGTGTTTCCTGTGGATATTCAAAAGCTAAAATATGATTTAGCTATGCAATGCGCTTTGGTTGATGTTTTGAAGGAACAATCAACAAGCGGCAAGTCTACAACATACGATATGCGCGTTTCTATGTTGGAGCATTTTGAATCGTACTATGAGTTTTACCAAGCACTTGACAAGTCTCGCTTTGAGTATTTGAAGAAACTTTTTGAAAATCTAAAGTAACCTTCGTTGTTTCTTTGCATTTTTCTATCATGTTTTCACAGTCAGCTATTAAGTGACGTGAAAGCATTCCAAGTTCTTCAATTGTGAAGCCCTGCCGTTGACATTCCGCTAAAATATCAGCGGCAAGGGCTTTCACCTTTTTTCTTGATTCCGTCATTGCAAAGTATCTTTCTTTTTCGCTATCGCTCATTTTGTCAATCCAATCTTGCGGTAACTGCTTCATCTTCCCTCACCTCTCCATCTCCATTTTTTCGTTTTTATTCATCATATCCACCGCTTTTCTCTGACTTAGTCACTTTTCTTACCGTGGACACCATACAACTAATGTTTAATGGCGGTAGCTTTTTTATAGCTTCGTCTAAATCTTTTTCTGTATATATGCCATATTTTGAAAGCGCTTTTCTAACTTTTTCAATATTTGGCTTATCCATCTTGATCCTCCCCGTTCTTTATTCTGATTCCTTTTTCTCTACTTCCTTCATAAACTTTATGCCTTGAATAAAATAATTGATTTTTTGCTGTTCCTTCTCTGTAAGGCTTTTCAAGAATTCAACCAATTCATCAATTACAGGCTTTTCGTTCTTATTTAATATAGTTTCCATATTTTCACTCTCCTTTTAGTGTAGAATAACAATTTACAATGTGCTTGTCCAACTCTTCTGACTGCCTTTGAATCTCTTCCTTGGTCGCACCTTTTTCGATTAATTCATGCATTTTTTTCTTTCATCTTCTAATTTTTCTTTTGTATCCGTTACAACCACCCCCTCTTTTTAATTTTCGGATTATCTTCATTATAATGCAGATAATCTTCTGTGTCAATATACTTTTTAATGAAAATATGTAGACAATCCGATTTTTTTATTTTATAATTAAATAAACATTGAAGAATGGTGGTGAAAAAAATGACGGATAATAACCTTACTGATATCCCAGATAGAATTAGATATTTGAGGGAAAAGATATTAAAAATTAAGCAGAGTGAAATGTCTCTTAAGCTTAACTTACAGCGTGGTTCTTTATCAGACATAGAAAGAAAAAAAACCAAGAAAGTAACCGATAGAGTTATTAATGACATTTGCCGCGAATATTCCGTAAATGAAGCATGGTTAAGATACGGGCAAGGTGAAATTTTTGTCCAGCCCGAAACTTTTTCTCTTGATGAATACGCAAAAGCTAAAAATTTAACGCCTTTGGAATTAGATATTATTAAAGGATATATTGAACTTGACAGTAATATTCGACAAAGCTTAATGTCGCATTTCAAAGCAATATTTGATAGACATGCAGAAATAGCTGCAACAAAAGAGGATTATATAAATAGAGAAGTTGAAAGTTACCGCCGCGAATTGGAAGCCGAATTAAAGGGGGTGGAAAAATCGTCAGTTTTACCAAATTCAAAAGAAGCTTAAAAAAATAAAATCTGCTCATGTTCGGGCGGTTAAATAGAATGGAGGTATTTTTATGACTTTTGGCAATTGGGATTCTGCTATTCATAAAGATTTTGAACAATTAAAAAGAATAGCTTCTTCACAAAGGATAACACCTGAAAATATTACTCTTAATTCAGAGCATGAATCGGCTGAAATTATTGGTACTGATGGCATTTATAATGTATCCTTGTATGATTGCACATGCTATGACTTTCAAACAAGGCGGCTCCCTTGCAAGCATATATACCGTTTAGCTTCCGAACTCGGTTTTCTTTCCGATCTCCCGAAATTAAACAGAGAAGCCGCGAAAATGTTCAATGATTCTATTCCTGAGGAAATAGAAAGGTATAAGAAACTTTATTTTGATGGCGCTATTTCAATTGAAAAGCTCAACAAGATAGTAAACGCGTTGCAAAGTAAATAAAAATACCGCCCGGCGCACCAAAGTAAAGGGTCGCTATTCAAGCGACCCTTTTTCTTTTAGAAAATATCTAATTGCAACCGAATTTCCTTTTCTTTCAATTAATCCTCTGTCCATAAATTCTTGTAAAATTGATGTTGCCCCGGTACGGCTCATTCCTGTTAATGTCTCAACTTCCCGCCTTGTTACGGATTTGTGTTTGAAAAGATACTTTAATAACATAGGTTCGTATGACTTATATAAAATTTTTTCCTTTGTTCGCGTCTGTTGTTTTAATTTCTCTTTGTATACGAATTTATGAGTTATGCCATTTTGAAACGTAATAGAATAAACTTTTTTGTCTACTACTATTATTTTATCAATCACTGTTCGAATAAAGTCTTTTATCACTTCTTTGTCAACCGTTTCCAGCAATTTTCTATAATCTATATCTCTTTTGCTCGTAAGCTCCATAGTCATTAAAAAATGACTTGCCTTGTTTAAGAATGAAATATCAGTTGTAAGTTTCATGTCGGAACTCTTTTTATGCAATTCTGCAAGTTCGCCGTTTATTCTGTCTATGTTCTGCATAATGTCCCGCTTCTTAAAAAGAAAATCTTTTTCCGACATAGCTTCTTCCGAAAACAAATATAAATCTTCAAGCCGGGTCAGGGCTTTTTCATACTTCATTTTTTCTTTTTTTAGGGCTTCCAATTCGTAATTTGCTTCGGTTTCCTCTTCCTCTGATCTGCCGTATGTTTCATCTTGAAAGCCGATTGCAAAAGCTGTGTATGTTTCTTCAAGCCCCTTTTTGTCAATTCCGATCACGTCAATAAAATGATTCCCTCGTAAAAGCATTCTTTCAATATCTCTTAATGAATGCTTCCGGGTTATTTTGCTTTGTAAGTTTATGAAATTGGAAATATAATTCAGTATGAACGGAAGCAATGTAATATCGCTTACAAAGTTATTGCAATTGTTAATGTTGTCATATTTGCTATAGCGGCAAGTATACCTTGATGGCCTGTAACCGTCTTTCCTCTCTCTGTCCAGCCCCGCATTAAAATTTAAGCCGCATTTGCCGCAATACAAAAGCTTTGAAAAGATATGTGTATTGGTGTTTTCTCTTTGGAATTTGCCGTTTCCCCTATAGTTATCCGTAAGCATTTTATTTACTCTTTCAAATTGTTCCGGGTCTATTATACCCGGATGGTTGTTTTCAACTACAACCCATTCTTTTTCATCTTTCCACCTTCTGTTCGGGCTGCTTTTAACATTATACCTGTACGTGCCGATGTAAAAAGGGTTTCGCAATACGTCGTTTACCGTTTTTGCCGTCCATTTCCCACCGCGTTTTGTCTTTACTTTTTCGGAATTTAACTGAAAAGCCGTCTTTGATGTAGAAGCGTTTTTTTCATAAAGATTATATATATATTTGACAACTTCCGCTTCCTCTTCGTCTATAACGGGAAATTTCTTTTCGCTTGACCATTTATACCCAAGCGGAACCGTTGCGCCGTTCCATAGTCCTTTTTCGGCCCTTGAAAGCATAATTGAATATACGCGCTCACCTGTCAGCTTCCTTTCCAATTCTGCGAATACTAATATTATTTTCAACATAGCTTCGCCCATTGCTGAAGATGTGTCGAACTGCTCATTCTTTGAAATAAAGGTTGTCCCGCATTCTTTCAATTCATCGTACATTTCTGTAAAGTCGCGTAAGTTCCTTGAAATTCTGTCTATTTTCCATACAAGCAAATGCGTGAATTCC